CAGTTTGCACGCTTCGGCGCTCGTTGCGACAGGAGTCATATATGCATCGCGACCGAAACGGCTCAGGGTATGTGTAGATTCATCCCAATGGGAACATCCAGCACGCCACTGAGTGCCCCGTGCTGGCTTAATTTTAAAAGCGCGGAACACGGAATATACTGGCGTTGCAAAGAGAGTGATATTTCCGGGCATTTCACATTTGAAACCGCCGGAAGTCTCGTCTTTAATCCAGGTCTTTGACATTTGATGTCTCCTGACTTACAGGGTTGCTCTTATGAACTTGACGGTACCGTCATTATGCGTCGGGGTCAAGCATTAAATTCGGGGTTCGTAACCCAATTCAATGCAGCGTTTGCGAAATTCTTCATTGGTGCGCGGGCTCTCAGCCAGGATGGCTTGAAGACAGGTACTTGTCAGCTCGACAAATGAACCTTTGCCCCAGCCGGTACCGTTCAAAAGGGTTTGAAGGCGGTCTGTCGCCGTTGTGGCCATAACCATAGCAGCTACAGCAGCTTCAAGATTGAGCACCCCTGTATTGAACGCCGATGTGCATAGGTGCATCTTGTCGAAACTCTCAATGATCACACTGCCTGCTGGAGCCGGGGCTGTGCCGCGCCGCAATCCCTTCACACCATGGGATATCTGGTAAATGATGTATTGGCCGTGGGCCAACTCTCCAGCTATCTCGCGAGCCATGGTAAGACGTGCCTCGATCCATTCCAAATATGGAGTTTCGGGCCAGTTCGTACCCGACACAACGGCGTCCATTGCCGATGAAGGCGCGCGTTTTCCAATAGCCTCGATTTCCTTAAGCAAACGTTGTCCTTGGGAATACCGGCTCTGGCATTGGTTATAATCATCAATCCTTTCCAAAATCGTGGCGTCATTGGGAACTTTCCCACATTTTATGGAACCGTTTGGTAATTTATAAATGGCGTAGCCTTCGTTCTTAGGGCGTTTATAAAATTCACTCTTGCCCAAGTTATAATCTTGGAACTCTTTTATAATCTCAATGGACGGATCATCAGGGACTTTTCCATAAGTCATATCTTTGCCTGGAAACTTATAAATAGCATACATCGTCCATATCTCCGTTTTAGGTGTGGCCATAGGGGGTACCACAAATTTGAGAGTTTGTCAAAATAGAACCTAAGCTATTGTAATAATTAAGTTTTCAGTTTCGCTACCCTACATCACTTTTCGAATTTCACCTATGTAAGTATATGATCCATATGCATTATTTGTTTTGCAATGAAATAGCTACACATTGTGTTACCTCATACGCCAAGTTAGGTTCAATCCCTTGTAGCGCAGGGGATGTATTTAAACTACCCTCAACCCGTTCAAGTCGCAGCTCTAAAAACTGTATGTGGCGTGTACCCTCTCCCATACACACTAACACCAACGCACATCATACAGACGGCTAGGGGGGTGTTAGTGTGTATGGGAGAGGGTGTGTAATACACTGAAAAGCTATAGAGCGATTTATCATTTCTTTAAGGGTACTAGGGTAGTTAAAGAGAAAAGAGAGATAAAACAGTAGCTTGGAGTAACCCCAGCAAAATGACGCATGAGGGTATTGACAATGGGTACCCTTGGGTAGCATTAATCATGGGTCAATATGGCTCAATATGGAGAATAATTATGTTTGAGATTGAAAAGGGAATACCGGTTCCTGTGGTCAAGCGCGGCGGTCCTGGTCGACCTAGCATATTTCCGTTGGAACAGATGCAAGTGGGCGATAGCTTTCTAGCCACGACTAACCTTTCATCGCTGAAACCGGCCTTGTGGAAATATTCCAAGAAGACCGGCGTTAAGTTCCAGTCCAAAGGTGTTCCAGGCGAGGGAATAAGGGTGTGGCGCATTGCATAAATTATGCTATATCTTGCGAAAGCAGGAGACACACGGTTATGCCAATGACGCTACGCCACGAGATGGACGACAAATCATCATCAATTCATGTCTGTAAAACTTTACGGTACCTTCCCAAGCTCCATGATATGGCCGCCAAGGTAATATGGATCGATGAAGAGGGCGCGAAACACACCATGACCGGCGGCCGCGTCTTTGTGATGAATGGCAACGGTTCAACCACTGCAACATATGATCTGCGATGACACACGTTCAGCTCTCGCCGCCTGTTCCCCTAGATACCCCCAAAGGCAAAGCGCTCGCCTATTTCATGATTGATCGAGGCATTGATTTTGATCTAGAATGGATATGTGCTATAGACGCTACCGGGGAATGCTGGACCTTTCGCAATCCTCATATTCGTTTCATAACCAACATCACATGGGGCCGCCGTGCCGCGACTGAAAAGGACAAACCCACCTCCTGCCCACGTGATGGACGCGACCCATTCAAGTGAGGACGTGTCTGAACTGGGGGAACTGACTCCCAAGCAGCTCGCTTTCATTGTGCTGTACCCCCTCAAATGGAATGGCACACAGGCCGCCATCCAAGCCGGCTACAGCGCGCATACGGCGCCCAGCATTGCCCAGCAGCTCCTACGTCATCCCCGCATCCAGAAGGCTATCAAAGAGGGTCAGCAAGCCCGCATTGACGCGCTCGGGATCACGAAAGAGCGTATCCTTCAAGAGCTGAAATCAATTGCATTCTCGGACAAACGTCGCGTTGCCAAGTGGCGGCCGGAGACGACCGAGATCATCACATCCGACAAAGACGGCATGGTGATCAAACAGCACACAAGCGCTCATATCGAGGTGACCCCCAGCGACGAACTGGACGATGAAGACGCGGCCGCGATCACCGGTATCAGCATGAGCAAATATGGCCCCAAGATCGAATTCGCCAGCAAGGAACAAGCGCTGCAACTGCTCGGCAAGGAGCTGGGCATGTTCCGCGACCGCGTCGAACACACGGCCGATGACAGCCTAGCCGCCATAGTTGCTGCCAGCTTCAAGCCCAAGGAAGTGTAATGGCCCTCAGCGCCGAAGCACGCGAACTAGCGGACAAGATGTTGCTATGGCGCGCTCGGCCGGATGTCATGGTGCTTGAACTGTTCGGCGTCATGCCTGATCCTTGGCAAATCGACGTGCTCCAAGCGTTCCCCCACAATCAGCGCATAGCCATGAAGGCATGCAAAGGCCCTGGAAAAGCTCAACCAAATCAAACACTTATGCCCACTCCGGATGGGATGCGATTGTTTGGGGATTTGAAGGTGGGGGATCGGGTGTTTGCTGGGGATGGCTCGATTACAAGGGTGAAGGCAATCTATGAACGGGGGATACTCCCGGTTTACCGAATGTCTTTCGACGATGGCTCATCAACACTCGCTTGTGGGGAGCATCTGTGGAAAGTGCGTGGTCGAACCGAGCGTCGCCATGATATTTGGTCGGTTTTGTCCACTCAGCAAATTATAGCCCGAGGCGTGCGGGAAAAGAATGGTAGGTGGGCAGGGAGACATTTCGAGATACCTAGGCAGGGCGCCGCACAATTCCCTAAACGACCAACCCCAATTGATCCCTATTTTCTGGGGGTTTGGTTAGGTGACGGAATACGCTTCAAAACTTGTTATGTTTCGAAGCCAACTCCCGAGATATCCACGGAGCTGCGGCGGCGGGGGCTGATCGTGAGCGAACCATATAGGGGAATTGTCACTGTTCGTGGACAAGGCAAAGGGCTTAAACAGCTCGGTATCTTTGACAAATACTCCTACGAAAAGTCCGTGCCTGAGGATTACAAGCTAGGAGATGAGCCGACCCGTAGAGACGTTCTTTGCGGTCTTATGGATACCGATGGTGGCATAGACGCCGATGGTCATATGGAGTTTAGCAGCACGTCGCATCAACTGGCTGAAGACGTGGTGTGGCTGGTTAGATCGTTGGGCGGAACCGCCTTCATAAAAGCCGCAGTTAAAAAGCCATTTTACCGAGACGCCGAAGGGAATAAAATTCCTGGACGTGATTGCTATCGTGTTACTGTCCGAACTCCCTTTAACCCCTTTCTCATTGAGGGCCGCAAGGCTAGATGGATAGACCCAAATTCCTCACCTTCCACCGTTCGATATTTGACGCGGAGAATCGATGCTGTCGAACTGGAAGGTGAGGAAAATTGCAGGTGCATAGAGGTTGAGCATCCCGATAAGCTCTATCTTACCAATGATTTTATCGTTACCCACAATACCTGTGTGCTCGCATGGTTGGCGTGGAACTTCCTGCTCACACGGCCATATCCCAAGATCGCGGCCACCTCGATCAGCGCCGACAACCTTGCCGACAACCTTTGGACCGAAATGGCTGTATGGCAGCAAAAGAGCCCGCTGCTCAAGGCCATGTTCAAGTGGACCAAGACGCGCATAGAGGCCAAGGATCACCCGGAAACATGGTGGATGGCGGCCCGATCATTCAAGCGCGATGCCGACCGAGCCCAGCAGGCCAACACTCTTGCCGGTTTGCACGCTGACTACATCATGTTCATCCTGGACGAAAGCGGCGGCATACCGGATGCAGTCATGGCAGCGGCCGAAGCGGCTCTGTCATCTTGCATTGAGGGCCATATTCTCCAGGCCGGCAACCCAACGCACCTTGAGGGCCCGCTGTATCGCGCGGTTACGTCGGAAAAGCGCCTATGGTGGTCCATCTCGATCACCGGTGACCCCGACGACCCCAAGCGTTCGCCGCGTGTCAGCGCGCAATGGGCACATGAGCAGATCGAGAAATATGGCCGGGATGACCCATGGGTGCTGATCAACGTGTTCGGCCAATTCCCGCCGTCGTCGCTCAATGCGCTGATCGGGCCGGATGAAGTGCGCGAAGCCATGCAACGTATCTACACACCGCACGATATCATGGGTTCACCGCTCATATTCGGTATCGACGTGGCGCGCTATGGCGATGATGCGAGCGTCATATTCCCTCGGCGTGGCCTGCAAGCGTTCATACCCACAAAGAAGCGCAGTCTCAACGGCCGGCAGGGTGCAGCTATCGTCTCCAGGATGTGGCAATCACAGAACCCGGACGGTGTATTCATAGACGATACCGGCGGATATGGCGCAACGTGGATCGAAGCGCTCAACGACATGAATTATGCGCCCATACCAGTGGGCTTCTCCAATGCCGCGCATGACGATAAGCATTACTTCAACAAGCGCGCTGAGATGTATTTCGATCTCGTTGGATGGATACGCTCGGGTGGTGCGCTGCCCAACGTGCCAGAGCTGATCCCGTCACTCAGCCAGACAACCTACACCTTCAAGGGCAACCGGCTGCTGCTCGAACCGAAGGAAGATATCAAGCTCAAGATCGGTTATAGTCCGGACGACGCCGACGCCCTGGCCTGCACGTTTGCCGAAGCTGTCGCCATGCGCGCCAAGGAGGGATTGGGCAAGTCGCGGCACACGGCCGAATATGACCCATTTGCCGAACGTCAGTCGACCCTTGCAAGCGCGGTGTCCTCAAGTTATGATCCGTTCAGGAGATGACATCATGCATCATCGGATCAACAGCTACATCCCAGGCACGTTGCAAGCTCGCGTTCCCCCGAACAGCGGGGAATATAAGCGCTTGACGGCCGTGCCGGTCATGAATGCTATCGACGCCTTGCCGCCGGAGTATCGCGAGCTGGTCAACGAATTCGACTATATCGGCGTCTATCTGGCTTGGCGCAGTCGCACACCGCCGGCCGTGATCCGGGCGCAAGCTGCCGAAGCAGGCGGTGTTTACCACAGGAGCGCATGACATGGATCGCCTAGCCTTCATCATGGGTAACGTAGCGGCACAGCTCTATCTCATCATGGTATTTGTGACCGCGCTGACCACCGGCAACCATTGGTCGCTCTACGCTGTGATCATGGCCGAAGGCGTCGCGGCGCTCGGCTATCAGTGCCAGTTGCTCGAAAATGAAACCCCTGTTACCATTGGAACGCTGACTCTCGCTACCACCGTGGTATCGTGGGTTGCAGCTTTTGCCGCCGGTGTCATGCTGGTGTAACCCCGAAGGAGAAGAACATGCCCCATATCAAGGAATATGCGACAGAAGCGCCGGTGCACACATCCGTCACGGGTGAACTCCACGCTTCGTTGAACAAAGCCATTGAACTGGCCGAACGCGTCAGGGCGTTCCGTACCATCATGCTGGGTGCTGCACCGGATGAAGCCGAACCCAAGAACGGTGGTGGCCCCATGGCGGTGCGTTCTGTCATTGATGAGCTTCGCGACCATATCTACAAGACCAACAATATTCTGAACGACGCCATGGAGGCGTTGCACGCTGTTGAACGGGAGCTGAGCTAGCCATGTCCTTCCTGTCACCCAAAGCACCCGCTGCCCCTCCACCGCCGCCGGCCGCCGCGACTATGGCGGATGCTGCGACACAGGACGCCGGCGCCGCACAGCGCGCCGCTGCCGCTGGTGCTGCCGGTGCAGGCTTCAACGGTACTATCGGTACGTCCTCACAGGGCGCCCCGACACCATCCACCACACAGAAACAGCTATTGGGACAGTGATATGACCGACGAAGCCACATTGGAAGCACAGCTTGCCGCGCTCAAGGCCCTTGAGACCGAAGTTCCCAACCATACGCCGGAAGAGCTGGCGGCCATGACGCCCGAACAGCTTGCCGCCCTGGTGCAGCCACCGGCACCGATCACCACGGCGGAGTTGAGCAGTGGTCAGACTGGTGGGACGACCGTCGTGATCCCGCCGGCTCCGGATGCCTCGGTGTCGGATGCACCGCCCGAGCACGAGCTGTCTTATCTGGAGCACGTCGGCATGGAGTTGGCGGATATGCAGATCGCCATGCTCAGCGCGACGGAAGTCACGTTCAAGAATGGTCGCACACTGCCTATCGTCGGTTTCACCGATGCCAACGGCCAACAGGTCACCAATCTGGCGTTCGCCAAGTGCGCGCATGCCGGTGACGGCTCGATATCCATCCCGCTTGCCGGTGTGCAGATCAGCCGATGACCTTGCCAAAGCCGCCCAAATACATACTACGTACCAATCCTGAGTACGCGCGGAAAATGCGTCAACTCGTGCAGGACGTATGTGTATTTGGGTCCGGTATTGTGCGCATATCGCCGGATGAAGTTCGGTTAGAACTCGTCCGGCGCCCCTCATTTGTTGACTGGAGCCGGGCGCATGGTCCAAGCCACAAATAAAACAGAGGTGGAGTACACTTTAAGGTTCACCTGTATTCGTTGTGGTGGTCCGGGATCAATGCATGCCACATGCGAACTTCCGATAGAGTTGGCTGATCAAATTGGCGTTCACCTGACGGAAGAAATGGAAAAACAGACTTGCCAATCTTGCCTTATTCAAATGCCTTTCCTCGATTATGCGTTGCTTGAACCTAATGGCCACCGTTACCGTCGTAACGACGCCGGTGAATTTGAAAGTTACTAATCATGGTCCAAACCGCGAGCAAATTTGACTATGCAAGCTACATGGACATGGGCCCCGACATTCTGTCCCAGCAGCCGGTCAACGAACCCGACCACGATCCCGCCACACAGTTCATGTCTCCGGCCGACTGGTCCCAAGTATTTGGCCAGCTCGAAAGCCGTATTGGGGCGCTCCGTTCGTGGCGATACAGTTGGTGGTCGCATTGGTCACGGCTCGCTGAGTTTTTTATGCCTAGAAGATACACGTGGTTGGTAGTCGCGAATCGTATGTGGCGGGGCGCACCGATCAATGACGCGATCATTGACAGCACCGGCGCTCTTGCCGTTCGCACATGTGCCGCCGGCATGTGGACAGGTCTGACAAGCCCGTCACGCCCCTGGTTCACGTTGGAAATCGGCAACACGGACACCGCGCTTGACGCCGATGGCAAGGCGTGGCTCAAGGATACCCAGGACAAGGTTTACACCGTCCTGTCACAGTCTAATTTCTATAATACCATGTCCCAGGCATTCCAAGATGTGACCGTGTTCGGTACCGCGCCGGTCATCATTTATGAAGATTATGAGGACGTTATTCGTTGTTATCTGCCGTGCGCTGGCGAGTATTACCTTGCTGTTGGTGCGCGCCTGTCGGTCAACACGCTGTACCGCGAATTTACGCTCACCGTGTCCGAAATTGTCGAGCAATTCGGCCTATCCAACTGTTCGGATGCTGTCAAAAATCTATGGAACAGCGGCGGTTCATCGTTGAGCGCTGAAATCGTGGTGGCCCACGCTATAGAGCCTAACTATGCAATCAGCGGCCGCGCCGACAAGAAGTCAATCAAGGTGGCGCCGGGCACGTTCTCATTCAAGGAAATCTATTGGCTGAAGGGTCAAATGACCCCCAATCCGTTGAGCGTGCGTGGCTTCCATAACCCGCCGTTTATGGCTGCTCGCTGGGCCACCGTTTCGAACGACGCTTATGGCCGCTCGCCCTGCATGGATTGCCTTGGCGACAACAAGCAAGTCCAGACGGAGACGCGCCGTAAGGCCGAGTTCATCGAAAAGGGTGTTCGGCCGCCGATGGGCGCCAACCCCGAATTGAAGAATGAGCCCAGCTCGATCATCCCCGGCATGATCACGTACATGAACACGAGCGACGGCAAGAAAGGGTTTTGGCCGCTGTTCCAGGTCGAACCGCAATGGGTCAACGCGCTCGCTCAAGATATCCAGCTCGTCAGCGCGCGCATCCAACATTGCTTGTTTGTCGATTTGTTCATGGCTATCAGCCGCATGGAAGGTGTGCAACCACGCAACGAGCTGGAGCTGACGCAGCGTAACCTTGAACGCTTGCAAGAGCTGGGCCCGTTCGTCCAGATGTTCGAGAACGAATTTGCCGGCCCGGCCATCCGCCGTATCCTCGATATCATGCAGCGCCGCAAGATGCTGAAGCCCATGCCGCCGTCGCTCCAAGGCATACAGCTCCGCATCAACTACGTCAGCATCATGAAGCTGGCACAGCGCGCAACCGAGAGCGTCGCCCTCAAAGACGTGTTCCAGACAGGCGGCGCCATGTCGAGCGCCGCGCATGCCGCCGGCTTGCCCGACCCGCTGCGCATCATCAACCTGGACAAGGCCATGCGCTACTATGCCGAGCTGAACAACTTCCCCGAAGATTGCCTGTTCACGCTCCAGGAAGTTGAGACGCACGACCAAGCGCGCGAGAAGGGCCAACAGCAAGCCCAGGCACCGCAGCAAGCCATGGCAGCGGTCACGGCCGCAAAGACGCTCAGCCAGACCCAGATTGGCGGAGGCAACGCACTCGGTGCCATGCTCGGTGCAGGGGGTGGCGGAGGTGGTGCACCTCAATGACCTTGACTCCAGTGAGCGACAAAGGCCAGCGTTATGAGGTTTCATCTTGGGGGGACCCGTTCCAAGGTGAAAAATGCGTAATTGGATGGACTGAAGAACTCATGATCGCCGCTAAAATGGCCCAGTCTATAGCGCTAGCGCCGGGTTGTTTAAAATGGTCAATTCGTGATCGATGGAACAAAACACCGGAATGGCCCGGTGGCGAATATGTTCAAATGGTTGGCGCAATGGGGTTGCGTTGATGACCTGGGCCGCCGCCTATATCGGAGAGATTGTGGCTATGGTGGTCCTTATTTGCCTCATCAACTGGTGGGGATGACTACCCAGAAGGAGAAGAATATGTATGAAGACCGCATCATCAAAGCTCTGCAATTCGAATTGCCCTTGATCAACAATATCGACGTGCAGAGAGCAGCGCGGCGAATTGCCGATTCCGTCTATGGATACGTTACCGTCACCGGCGTTCGATTGAACGGCAAGCGGGTGAAAATTGAGACTATAGACAAAGGGTCCAATATCCCCGGCTATGAAAAAGATGGCACAC